CTTCTGTAGCTAGATAAAAGTTTTGTGGGCTTCCACCGTTAGGATTGTTAATTGTTCTCCAATAATCTAATGAACCTGTATACTTTTCAACCAACGAGTAAGCTAATTGAATTGTGTTAGGTGAGAAAGAGGACTGATTTAATTTAAATACGCCTAAGTTTAATGTATCGTCCCAAGCTCTTGTTCCGATGTTAAAGGAACTTGCATCTTCTAATACTTGTGATACGCTTGGTCCTGTATTACCTGTAATAATTGAACCGTATGGTAAATTATCAGATACAGCTGATAGGTTAAATGCTAATCTTGCTGAAGGTAATGTAATATATGGAACTGTTACCTGATTTGGATTTGCTGTAACAACAGATTGGACAGTTAAGATATCATTATAATTGGAACTTGGATTGATATTTGAGTTATCAATTAGGCCTACATAATAACCTTGATAGGTTTGATCAATAGTTGTTTGACCTTTGTTTAATACAATAACGCCTGAACTACCAATTTGTGAAAGCTGTGTGATTGGTGAAAAATTGACTGTATTGCTCCAGTTAAATGAAAAACCGCTACCGTCTGTAGCAGTGCCCTTTTGAATAATGGCTTGGTATTGGGCTTGAGTTAGGTCAAAGTGAGATGGTTGACCGAGCACATACATAATACCCGATTGCTGAGCATTTAAAGTTGTAAACTCTGTACCGTAAATTGATTGGTTGTTATTGTCAATACATACTGGAATAACTGGATAAACTAATGCACCGTAATATGTACCAAAACCTGTACCGTTAGCAGGTCCATAAGGCATTCTATAAACATTAACATTTGCCGAGGTATTAAAAATAGGTGCAACAGATTGATAAAAATATCTTTCTGCTGGAGTCTGCGGCGTACCATAAACCTGTTCAAATTCATTTAACGAATTTACCTGAACGATTTGATCGGATGGACCTTGTGGTGCAAACCCTGCTACTAAAATATTTGTCCCGGTTGGTAAGACTGGTGTTTGACTTAGATCAACTTCATTGATCTGAACACCTGGTGATTGGAGTGTTAATGCCATATATTATTATTTATAGAATTGCGAATAAAAATTACACCAAATCAACAAAGAATTGAGAGAACGCAAACTCAAAAGTCGTTTCAATCTCTTCTGCATTTCTATAATTATAGTCAATAAAGCCTAGGGAAACTGGAAAAGCTTTTGTGTATGTAAACATTGCTATGTTTTGATCAAACTCATCTTTTGCATACATAATAAAGTCTGATTGATAGGAAGCGGGGCTTAAAGCCTTGTTTAAATTCCCGTTATTACTCACTTGCGTGGATGGGACAATATTACTACTATTATATAGCGATGTTTTTTGATCGTTTAAAAGATTAAGCCATTTGTATATAACCCAATAGTTGTTAAATCTGTTATCAACCGTAAAATTCACCGTAATGTTTGGATATGGCGGCCTGCTTAATGATGACGTTTTAATTGACTGGCCGCTGTACCCGGATATGTTAGCAGGTACTGAAATTTCTGGCACTACTGCCCCGTAAACTGAAAATTGAATAGAGTCTTGATTAACAAAGTCGTCACTTCTTATAGATAAATCATTACTAATAACTGACCTCATTATTTCAGGTAACTGTATAACGAGTAAAAATTTATCTTTTCTACTTTTATTAAACTGTGACTGAATAACAGGGTCTGAAGTTGGTAATGCACTCATTGTAGTGGTTTAAATCCTTGTAAAGATAGTGTATACATGTCGTCGTCGTAGGGGTTAGGAGAATCAGTTACAGATTTTCCAATAATTGACGGTAATGCATTGTTTCCGTCTTTTTGATTGTAAAAAGAGTGAGCTGATGTATAGTATTTAATGCCATAATCTAATTGCTTTAAAATTAGCGGTCTATTATTATTATCATACTTTACAACTTCAAAATGCTTTGAAACTAACGCTTCGTCTAATATAATAAGAGCCCAAATCATAGACATTACCCTATCATCATGGTATCCAGCACCTTTTTTAGCTGCCCAAGTTCCGTTTGCACTTCTAACAAAGTCTCTCATCTCTTTTAAAGTTCCCATATCTTTAATCTGAACTACTTCTAATTGATTAACCCAGTAACGCATGTTTGTAACGCCAGTAAATTTGGTATTTGTATGTGCTACAACACCTAATTGAACTTTTGTACGCCCTGTTACTGATGCACCCCACGATACAATATTATCATAGCTGTGAACTTCACGTAAATTGTCTACAACCTGGGCTCCGCAGTTATTTCTCTCAATACAAACAAGAGGTTTACCCCATTGTGTTAAAATCTCGTGCAATTTTTCAGTGAAATGATAAGGAGATATGCCGTTGTTGTGATATACTGCAACTTGCTTTATAGAAGTTAAGTCAGATATATCTAATATTTGAATTACTGAAGCATCCTTATCAACACCTTCACTTACGTCAACTCCTGCTACATATATATTAGAGTCTTTTGGTTCTTCCCAGATAAGATAATGTCCGTCCTCCATTACATACTTCGGGTCAGTGACATACACCTTTAACCTGTCATATAATTCCTCATTAACGGAACTTTCACCAGAATCTAGGAACTCACAATTAAACTCTTGATTAAATGCATCTAAACTACCAATAGTTGCTACGGTTTCTTTCTTCCATTTTTCATCTCTACCTGGAATCTCATTCCATAAAATTTTATCACTTTCCCAACCGTTCTTCTTTTGTTCTGCTCCAATATACAAGCTATGAAACAAATTGCCTGTACCGTTTGCAGTAGAAGCTATAAAGATTTTTGATTTCTTAGATGATGAAACGATTGGATACACTGATTTCCAAAATTCATCAACTAAATGAGGTTCAATGAACGCTAACTCATCTAATATAAGACAGTTGATAGATTGACCTCTTGCAGCAGTGCCGGTGGTGGTTGATATACCAATTCTACACCCGTTACCTAGTATCATAGACGTTTTACCATACTCTTTAACACCAGGTTTTAACCAATTTGGTAATTCCTCATATGCTAATCTAATTCTTCTAAAGATTTCTATTGCAGTGCCCTCTTTATTTGCTACAATTAATATAGATTGGTCTTTTTGAAAGCATGCAATCCATAATGCATATATGGTCATTAACGTGGTTTTACCAATCTGTCTAGAAGCTAACAATATAAAGAATCTATTATCACGCATCTTACGTAACACTCTCTTTTGACACAAATGAAGTTCAATTTTTTGTTTACCTTCGTCTAATGATATAATATGGAAGTGGTTTTCAGCAAAATAGAGAATGTTTTTTGATGACTTTTCTAAGTCCGCAATCATCTCTGGTGTGTACTCAAATTCCGCGTTAACGGTTGGGAGGTTAGGGTTATTTAAATACGTCTGTTTGTTTTTAAGCATGAGCGATATAAATATTTACATGTCCACTTCTAAGAACCTAGTAGATATATGGGAATTATATAACAGTCAAGTGCTAAATGAAAAAGCACCTGCTAAACAAGCAACGAAAATGACCACTAAGAAGGGTCCAGGTCCAGTTGACTTAAACAGCCCAAAGGCTAAAGACATTCAAAACAAAGATACCTCTGGTCCAGCAGCTGCTGATGGTTACGGTGATGTGGCAGTAGACGTACGCAATCCAAAACATAAGAAGGACAATGCATATAATATTACGAATCTTAGTTTTGGAGAAAATTTTGACCAAAATATGGAAAAAACATCAAAAGACAAGATAAATAATAATATGAAATCTATTTTCAATAAACTATACGAAGAAGTAATGGGTAACGAAGATGCAGCTGATCTAGCAGCACTCGGCGTTGATTCAGAAGGCCAAGGACATGAAGGTGCAGAAGGTGAAGATGCAGATCTCACACATGCCGAAATTATTGAGATGCTTGAAAAGGCATTAGCTGCATTAAAAAAACATGCAGAAGGTGAATCTGAAGGTGAATCCGAAATGAGCGGTGAAACAGAAGGTGAAGCCGAAGGTGAAGCAGCTTCAGAAGATAATGAAGAAGATGCAGATGAAGAAGACAGTGAAGAATCTGATGATGCTGATGAAGAAGACAGTGAAGAAGAAGATGATGATATGAAAGTTAAAAAAGAATCATCTGGCGCAATTTATTCCGTTGACAATCCAGTAGATGGTGACGGAAAGCTAGTAAGTGATGAATCCGGCAAAAAGCTCACAAAGCATAATATGATTAAAGTCGGTGACAAAACTGCAAAACTTGCTAATAAGGGCAAAGCACAGTACAATGTTAACAATCCAGTAGATGGTGATGGTAAAGAAGTACCAGACTCAGCTGGTTTAGCAATGACAAAGCACAATGCTATTGAACCTAAGAGCAAGATTAAAGGTAGAAATCAAGAATTCTTCGGAGTATAAGATATAACGAAAATAGATTAAATTAAAGCCGCTAGCAATAGCGGCTTTTCTTTTGCTTAAATATATTCGTGGACCTATTCAAAGAGTTTTTTAAATCTCATACACCAACATTAAGTCTTAGAGGCGGTGTACAAAGAAGACATCGCAATCCATTAGGAACAACCGATGTAAACAGACATTATAGAAGGAAACATCTTAATTTAGTTCCTGATATGTACAAGGCTAAAGAGGACGCTAATCCAAAGATTGAAACTCTAAAGAAAGGCCCGGGTAGATTTGTCTGTAATACAAAAGACTTGCAGTATATAACAAGAAAATTTTTAAAGGGCTTGCCTCCAAAAGCAAATGAAATGAAAATGCTTGGTGGTAAAATGGGCATAAAGCTTTACCATGATATCAATTCAGGTAAATGGATTATAGAAAAAAATTAACATGTATAACGCACAAAATAACGGATTACCTGGGGTAGTTGACTCAGATGGTTTTTGTTTTAGATACGTTGATAAAAACGTTATACAGAATGAAGAATATTTGTTTAGTAACTACTGGAGAGAACAGATTAACACTTACGGTACTATGGTTACGTATTATGTTAATGCTTATAACGTACTAAACGCAGATAATTTTTACGGTGAACAACCAACACAGAAATATGCTGAACCTAGAAATGTAGTTTTAGCAGTTGACTTAGCAGAAAACGCAACAGCATTATCAAAATTTGGTTTTCAAGCAGATGATGAAATTACTGCATATATTCACCTATCTACTTTCTATGATGTATTTCATAATATAAATTTAGAAATACTAACTAATGAATATTTGAGTTCTCCTACGTTGTCAGCTAAATTAGAAACAGAAAACTTATTTGGATTACGTACAGAGGACCCAACTACCTTTGAAACGCAATTTAATCAAGTACAACCTAAAGCAGGCGACGTTTTTACACTAACAGAATACGGTTACGGACGTCCAGGACCAAGAAGCGGATACAATTACGAAGTTACACAAATTTTAGACCAAGATATTGCAAGAACAAATCAGTTAGGTGGTCATTATGTTTGGATCTTAAAGGCTAAGAGACTTGATTACAGCTTTGAACCTGGTCTATCAGCAGAAAAAGGAAGTGATCAAGTTTATGACGATACTTCAAGTGGTGTTTTACCTGGTGGTAAACAAGACCCAGCACCGCCTAAGAAGTATGATGAAATTTACCCATTAACATCAATTGACCAAGTTAGCAACACCACTATATTCAGTATGTCAGCTAATGATGCAACTGACGTGTACGGTAACTACTAATCAGATTAAGTTTAAAAGATAATCTATAGTATTTTCTGCTATTTGTTTACTGTCAAATAGCATTTCAAACCTACCAGCACCGCCGCCCATAAAGGTATACAGCACTTTATTGTCTTCCTTTAACTGTATGTTGTATATCTGATAAGTTCTACCCGGTATAAACAACTCTTTAACCTTACCAGATAGTTTAGGTTTTTTGACAACAAAAACTTTACCTGGAATGTACTTCATTTCTTGACAACCCAATTTTGAATATGATACTTCATATCCTTTT